AAATTAGAGATAAAATTATTTACGATTATAATAAAATATTAAACATAAAACCAATATGATAAACATTATAATTAACCATTTATTATCAATTAGAACACCTTTATCAGATTTCATATAATTTTTTTCATATAATTCTGTAACTTCATCATATGAATATTCCTTTTTACCATTATCAACATTAACTCTATTATGAACATCTACTAACCATTTAAATAATGATTCTTTATCTTCTAAATGATTTTCAATTGGATTCGTTTCTAATGTTTGTGCATAATGATATTTACATTTATCACAAGGTAATATATTTTTCAAACTATGAAAAAATTGAACATGATTTTCTTTATCTTGTTCTGTAGGATTATCTGGATAAGATAAAGTGATTGAGTGTAAAAATTGCCAAGCGTGAGGCCCCCATACATTTGGATCCATATATGTATAATATAGATAAAAATTTAAGAATTTACTTTAAGATAAATATATAAATTAATATAAGGAAAATGTATTGTAATAATTGTGGAAAACAGGGACATATAAGTAGAAATTGTGATCAACCTATAACAAGTTATGGAGTATTATTATTTACAGATGAAGAGGTACCCAGGATAACGATGATACAGCGGAAAGACAGTTTATGTTATATTGAAATATTAAGAGGTAAATATGATATATATGATAATAAAAAGATTAAATTATTATTAAACAGAATATCTATAAATGAGGCGAAAAATATTAAAGAAAAAGATTTTGACACATTATGGAAAAACTTATGGTTAATAGATGATGTAAAACAAACCAAATATATGAAAGAATATTTACATAGTAAGAATTTATTTGAGTTATTAAAAATGGATGACGAAATAAATGAATTTTTAGAAAATAATAAATTTAAATATGATTCAAGTGAATGGGAATTTCCGAAAGGTAAGAAAAATATAAGTGAGAAAAATTATGAATGTGCAAAAAGAGAACTTAGTGAAGAAACAAATATTAAAACTGAAGATTATGATATAATAGAGAATATATCACCAATTAGCGAACATTTTGTAGGTGAAAATGATATAAATTATAGAATTATATATTATGTTGGTATATGTAAAAATACAAAAAATATAGTATTAGACAAAGATAATCATGAACAATTATGTGAAATATCAAATGTTAAATTATTTACAAAGCAAGAATCTATAGAACATATAAGAGATTATAATATTACGAAATATGAATTGATTAAATTTATATTTAAATTTATCGAAGGATACAAAAAAGATTTACGAATAAAATAAATGTAGTATTATATGAGTATAAATGATATATCAAATATAAATAATAAGGCATTAACTAAAATAAAACAAGATACTTACAATGAATTAAAAGATATATATACAAAAAAATATAAAGATATTAATATAAATAATCGTAAAAGGTTATATGATGGATTATATATGGAATACAATGCCTTAAAATCTATACCAATAATGAAAGAAAATATAGATGATATAATTAAAAATAACAAATTAGACACACAAAAATATCCGTATATACAATATTGTTTAAATATTTTACTAGCAATAAAAGATAATATTAAATACAGCAAAGAAGATGTATATACTTACCCCGATTATAATAATGAAAACTTTGAAAAGGATATAACAAATAGATTTGAATATGATATACCAATTACAAATACAAAAGAAGGTTGTGATTCAAATAGTTTTAAATTAGCACCATATCAAATATTTTTAAAAAATTATATATCAGGCGATACACCATATAATGGTATATTAATATATCATGGAACTGGAACAGGTAAAACATGTACTGCAATAAGTATAGCTGAAAATTTCAGGGATATATACCATAGAAAATCTGAAAAGATAATAATATTATCATCTGGTGGAGTAAAACAAGGATGGTTAAATAATATATATAATCCAAAAAAAGATATTGAACAATGTACTGGGGATACATTTACAAACTTAAAAAAGAATAAAGAGAATGCAGAATTAATGCAAAAACAACTAATTAAAAAATATTATGAATTTCATGGATATTTAGAATTTGCGAATCGTATAAGAGATATATATGATGATGAGTGTATTGTAGATGATGGTAATGGAAATACTATAAATATACCAATATATAAATTGAAAGTTATCAATGGAAATGATATTATACAGGTAGGATCATTAGTAAAATGGAATACAAAAGAAAAAAGAGAAAATCGAGGTAAGGTAATCAATATAAAAAACAAATCCCATAATTTTAAAAAAATATGTGACAGAATATATTCAAATAGAGTATTAATAATAGATGAAGTTCATAATATTAGAGGGGATGGACAAGATAAGTCTGATGATAATATTAAATATATAAGATTATTACTGGATAATACTAAAAATTTAAAATTAATATTACTGAGTGCAACACCAGTATATAATAGAGCAGATGAAATAACCGAACTATTAAAATTATTATTAGCTAATGATAATAGAGTAGATAATCTAGATAATATATTTAAAAATGGAAAATTAATAGATGAAAAATTATTAATAGAAAAAGTGAAAGGATATGTTAGTTATATAAAAGTTGGGAAAAATGATAAGTTCCCGGATAAATTATATCCTAAAGAAAATATATATAAACTGAATGATACGAGTAAATTAAAAATATATGGGTGTCCTATATTAAAAGACACAATTCAATACAAAAAATATATAGAAACTTACGATATATTAATGAGAAATGATAAAGAATTACAATTAAAAGATGAAAAAAAGTTAATGCAATTATCAAATATAACATATCCGAGTAAATCAAAAGATATCTCTAAATATTATGGTTCTGATGGATTAAAAGAAATATTTACTATAAGTGATCGTAAATATAAATACAGAACTAAAGAAAAGATATTTGATATGAAAAATATACATAAATATTCATCAAAAATAGATGCATTATTAAAAAAATTAGAAACGAGTGAAGGGGTTGTATTTATATATTCTCAATATATTCAAAGTGGTATAATACCAATAATGTTAGCATTAGAACAAAATGGATATAGTAATTATTCTGGGAATGATATATTAGATGAACAAGTAGTTAAAAATAATTTTAAATATATCTCAATAACTGCAGATAAAGATATATCAACAAATAACGATAAAGAAATAAAAGATTGTATATCGCCAGATAATGCAAATGGTGAAAAAATTAAAATAATATTAGGATCTAATGTAGCGAGTGAAGGATTAGATTTGAAATATATTAGGGAAATCCATATATTTGATCCATGGTATCATTTGAAAAAGATAGACCAAATTGTTGGGAGAGGTATTAGATTTTGTTCTCATATGGAATTGCCGATAGATAAACGGAATACTACTATTTATATGTATGCATCAACAATACCAAATAATAATGAAAAAAGTATAGATTTAAGAATATACGATATAGCAGAAAAGAAAAACAATGAGATTGTAAAAGTTGAAAAAATATTACAAGAAAATGCAGTAGATAAAGATATCTTTAAAGATATGAATGATAATAAACCAAGAAAAAACATAAAATGCATAAAAACATTAAAAAAGAATATGAATAGTTTAACAAATAATTCTTTAAAAAATATGTATAATGTGTATGAAAAAATAATAAAAGAATGTTTCAAAAATAAGATAAGTTATAATATAGAAGAATTAACAGAAAATATATGTAATATATTGACAAATGATAATATAAATGAAGATCTAATATATTTAACTCTGAGAAATATGATTAAATATAAAAATACAATAGAATATCATAATAGAAAGGGATACATAATATACATAAATGGAAACTATATTTATCAACCATTAACACAAAAAGATAACTTTGTATCAATATATAGACGAGAGAATGATGAAAAAACAAATAAATATAATAAATTGACATTTCCCAAATCTAAAAAGAGTATTAAAAAAGATAAACCTAATATTGATGATGTATTAAACAAATTAGTTAAGGAAAAAGATAAAATAAGTAATGATACAGATTTCAATAAGATATCTAATTTTACAGAAAATATACAATATGATTTTGCAATCGAACGATTAAATGTTCTAGAAAAACAAAGTTTAATTGAAGGTTTAATAGAAGATAAATTGCCAGATTTAACTGATATAGTATATGAACATTTTAAAACAAATTTAATATATAAAGATTATCAATTTAATAAACCAATTAGTGAAAAACCTATAGGATATATATTATTCATTAAAAATAAAAAGAAAGGTATTAAAAAAGATGAAAAAGATATACCTATGTTTATATTAGGAACTAATAGAGAATATAATGAGGCGGAGGGTGTAGCAAAACATAAAATTATAGAAAATTTCAAAAAAACAGTTATAGTATATCCTAAATATTACAGTTATAATTATATAGATAAACAAGATAATAATATAATGAAAGTATCAACTATGACTACTGAACGAATGTGTCCAACATCAAATCAATCAAAAGTAGATAAAAAAGAATTTAAAGATAATTATCCAGATTTATATGAACAATCAAAAGATATATTTGATAGATATAATGAATCAAATATTGAGGATACGATAACTCAAAAGAAATATTGCTATTTAATAGAAATATTATTACGGATAAAAAGTAACAAAGAAATTAAATACCATTTTGATTATGATAATTATTTTTTAAATAAATTTGATATTTAAAATTAATATAGACTATAATAATAGATGACAATATCATATATAAATACAGAATTATTTAATGAAAGAGTTTTAATCAAACACAAATATTTAAACACGACAAATATAGATGATCATGTATTCAAAGAATTATCTAAAAAAATAGAAGGAAAATGTTATAATAATGGATATGTTATAAAAGAAAATATTGAGATGATAAATAAAACATTAGGAAAGCCTGTAAATTTAGATTCAGAAAATTACATATGTTATAATGTAAGATTTAAAGCAACATTAATACAACCTGGAATAGATGATATAATTGAATGTTATATAAATAATGTAAATAAAATGGGTATTATTGCATTTATTAAATATAAAGATATAATTGACGGCGGAGATAATAATGGATTTGAGGATAGTCCATTATTAATAATTATACCATTACAAACATATTCAAATCCAGAAGAATTACATGTGGGTCAAAAAATAAATGCTCTGGTTAAAGCGGTTCGTGTAAAATATAATGCAAATAAAATACAATTAGTATGCGAAATAGTATAAGTATGTATAAATATGTAATATTTTTTATTTTAATATATAATGGATAAAGATATAATTAATAAAGATATTAAAATCAAATATATTTATGATAAAGTTACAAATCATTCTATAAATTCAGAATATATTAAAAGTTTTATAGATTTATATGAAATTAAATTTACAGAAAATATGAATGGTATATTTATAAATTTATCAATATTAGATGAAACAATAATAGATAAATTCTATATTTATATAAAAGATAATTTAAATAATGGAATAAATAAAGAAAGATTTGAAAATATCAAAATAGCGGAAGAAATAATAAACAATCCAAAAAAGAGAGATATTAAAAATAAAAAAATCTACACAAAAAGAGGAGATTTAACAGAATTAGAATTACGAATAATAAAATTATCAAAAACAATTTAAAAATAAATCAATAATATTATTTATATAAATGGATCTTATTAAAGATATCGTATACAAAGAACGATATGCCGATAATATTGTTGAAAGCGAATATACTCAACATAAAATTGTAGAAAATACAGATTTAGTTGTTAAAGAAGTAGAAGTATGTAAAACATTGGAGGAATTACTATTATTTAATTATGATTATAATTCAATGCTTCAAGAAAATCCAGAATTATATGTTAATAAAAGGAAGATGGAATTAGGATCATATATTGATGAACATGTAGAAAAAACATATGATGCTTTTGTTTATGATAAAAAATTTAGTAAGAGACTAATTCAACGGGGTATGCAAGAAACTGATGCATTAAGTACATCATTATATATCAGTGATTTATATAATTTCACAATTGTATTATATGATAAAATGAATGATAAATATTATAAATTAAGTGTTAAAGATAAACCATTAGTATTTGTTTGTTATGAAAATAAATCATTTAAATATTTTAATAATGATGGTGTATCAAATAATGATAGTATATCAAATAAAGATATAGTATATGAAAGTGATATTACAGGATTAAAAGATATAGTAATTTGTAATATTAAAGATATTCATATTTATAAGAAATATCTGAAAGCAATTAGTAATTATAAGATGGAAGAACTAACCAAAATTGCAGATGAATTGGGTATAGATAAAGTAAAAAATGGTAAAAAGTTAGTTAAAAAAGAATTATATGATAACATTAATATGAGTAAATACTGAATTAAAATAATTTGATAATATCTTTCTTTTTTAAATATTATATAAAAGTTAATATAATAGATATATATATATGATAAACCTATTCGAACATAAAGATAAAGAAATAAAAGAATTTATCGAGGTTGCTATAACAAATAAAGATGTTGAGATGGAATACATCTTTGGTATAAATGAATGGTCTGCTAAAGAAATTTTAACAAAAGATTTATTTTCAAGACTCTTAAAGTATAGCAGTAAAAATTATGCAGAAATAGATAAATCGTATAATTTAGATATTAAAACAGTATTCAATAATAAAAAAGGGAAAGATGAGCAAAGTAATATTAGATGTACATTAAAAGATTTAGAATCAATAAAAGAATATTGTAAAAAAGATGAATTAACTGGAAACATGGATTTGGAATTTTTAGAAAAGAAATCATATAGAAAAAATGATAAATTTTATTCATTGAGAGAGAATGAATATAATTACAGATTAAATCTAAAAACGGAAAAAGATTTAGATAGTACATCTGCAGAAGTTCAAGATTTTAAAAATAATTGGAAAAATGAGCGCAAATATTTCAGATATAAATACAGATATAGTTTTATAACAAAAGATGGATTATTTAGAATTGATTTAACAGCTGTTAAAAGTAATAATTACAATAAAATAAAACAAGATTATGATTATTTTAATACATTTAAAAAAAATAGAATATTGGATGCCCAAGAAGTATATGAATTAGAAATAGAATATATAGGAAATATGAAATGTAATAATATACTAAATATACAAAATTTTATAGAAAATGGAGAGCAATTAGTAAATGTATTAGATGATAATACATATACATCAGTAGATTTAATTAATATAGGAACAACTAATATATTAACAAAATTAAGTATTGAAGAAAATTTACCTGATATAGATCAAAAATCTATGAATAAGGTTATGGAAAGATTTAATGAAGTAATATATGATATAAATACATTTATATATAATACGGAATATATAATGAAAAAAACAGAAATAGATTTAGTATTAAATGAATATTATGAATATAGTGGTCAAGAAAATAGTAAATACAAAAGATTATTAATACCGCAGCCAGTAACATTAAATTTTGATGGATTAGATATTAAAAATAATGGGAATATATTTAATAATTATTTAGTAACAGAAAAAGCGGATGGTTTAAGGTTTGTATTATTTGTAGCTGAAAATAAAAAGGGATATTTGATAAATAGTAGAATGGTAGTAAAAGATACTGGAATTATATTTACAACTGTTAATGATAAATGGGTATTAGATGGTGAATATATTACACAAGATAAATATGGGAAAAAAATAAATTTATATATGATATTTGATGTATATTATGCCGGAGGGGAAACTGAAAAACCGGCACATGCATATAAATTTATATCAAATATTACGAGTCGTAATGATATATTAGATATATTTAAGATGCATGTCGAAAAGAGTAAAAATAGAGGAAATATGAGAATATCATTTAAAAATTATCAAAGAGGACATATAAAATCTACAAATATAGATAAACAAAAAAGTATCTTGATTAAATCTAAAGAAATATTAGATAGAGCTGCAAATGGGGGATATGAATATAAAATTGATGGATTAATTTATTTACCTGCGAATTTATCTGTAAATGGTGAATACGGTAAAAAACCATCAAATAAAATTAATGGACCATGGTGTTATAATTATAAATGGAAACCACCTGAAGAAAATACAATTGATTTCTTAGTAAATATTAAAAATATAATGCATAATAAAAAAAGTGTACATGAAATATTTCCATATGTTGAAACAGACAGTGATGGGAAAATGACGACACATAGATATAAAAAATTGATAGTAAAAGTATTATATAAAGACATAGATTTGCCATGTAGTGAAATAAATTATTGTATGAAAATATTAGATAATAAAAGTAAAGGTAAAAATAAAGAAGAAGTCATTCGGTTTGATCCGCCAAATGCTACGAGTGATCTAAGCGAAACAAATATATTATTAGAAAATGGAAAAATATTATGTGAAGATATGGATGAAATCAAAGATGGAGATATAGTTGAAATGAGATATAATCCACATGCTAAAAATAATATGATATGGGAACCTTTAAAAATAAGAAGAGACAAAACAACACCACAATTCTTTACAGTTGCAAATAATGTATGGCAAACAATAGTTGATCCAATTACAACAGATATGATACGTGGAGATATACAAGAAATACAAGATAAACTGAATATACATAATTTTGATAGCAATTATTATGTTACAGGGAAAATATCTAAAGAATTAGACCCATTGAAAAAGTTTCATAATTATATTAAATCAAAATTAATAATAGGTGTTGGATCAAGTAGTAATTTAAAAACAAAAAAACGAATTATGGATACATCAATCGGTCAAGGAGGAGATATTAAAAAATATACAAATCGTGATGTAAATTGCGAATTCTTATTTGGATTAGATTATGCACCAGTTGATGAAGCATGTAAAAGGTTTTATTTAGATAAATCAAAAACAAAAATAAAATCAGTAATGTTAAGGTATGATACAAGTAAAAATATTAAAAATAAAAGTGGTATATTAGATAATAATTCACATGCAGAAAATATGATAAATATTTTGTATGATATTAAAGATACAGAATTAAATAAAGAATACAAGAATATTAATAAAGTCTATAAAGGTTTAGCGAATCATAAGTTCGATATTATTAGTAGTCAATTTACAATTCATTATTATTTTAAAGACGAAGAAACATTAACAGGTTATTTAACAAATTTATTAGAAAATATACATGATGGCGGATTCTTTATTGGTACATGTTATGATGGAAAACTTATCTTTGATGAATTAAATAAAGCAGAACCATTTGAATATAAAACAAAGAAAGACAAAATATATAGTATAGAGAAAAAATACAATATTAAAAATTTTGATTTTAATGGTACTAAAGAAAATATGTTAGGTCAAGAAATAGATGTATATATGAATAGTATTGGTCAAACTATAACAGAATATTTGGTAAATTTTGATTATTTTATAGATATAATGAGTCAATATGGATTTGAACCATATTTACCAGATATTAAAAATAAATATAGTAATGTTATAGACAACAGTATTGGATCATTTGTAACAATTCTTAAAAAATTAGATGAATTTAAAAAAGATGATGTAGAATTAAGGACATATTATAGTGATAGTTTAAATATACTAAAAGATGAAAAATTATTAAGATTAAGTAGTATGAATAAATATTTCATATTT